TAGTCGTGATGACCACTTTGATTTTCACCTAACTCAATACAAAAAGCATCTGTATCAGCATCAAAAAGAACTTTTACTTTCATTCCAATACATTGCCACCACATTTTTTCTATAACAACACCCGTACAAGCAAGACCGCCTGCGCTATTACTTAAAGCACTCACGTCCACTTTCTTGACGGCATCTTCGCCTGAACCATCAGAAACATTTGTAAACTTCATAACAGCCGTTTGTGGGCCATCTATTAAAGTCTGTGAAGTAACTGCATCTGCCATTAATTTCTCCTAATGTATAGGTGAGGTTTTACCCTCACCTAGTTAAATTATGCAATTTGCACATACTCAATTATAAACGTAAAAGAACCTGCTGTTGTAGCATCTACCGTATTCGTAATGTTACAATAAATTGTTCTTTCTGCTTCGGTATACTGAACAGAGGCCGGGGCTGTTGTGCCATCCTGTGTTTGAAGAACCAAACTAGTCACAGTTACGTTGTGTTCAACAACGGTTGTACCGCCATCAAGAATTTCATCAGTCTGAGCAGCCACAATTTGTGCGCCAGAAGAGGACGTACCTACTTCATAACCAATGTCTCCTGTTCCAATAACAGGAGATGTGTCACAAAATATTTTAATGTCAGTAATGATTGTGTTTGCGGGTTGAGTAAATTCTCCAATAGCAGGGCTATCTCCCGCAGTTGTATTAACAGTAACGCCCGTAGCATAACCCACGTGCTTTACATACTTGTTGGTTACAATACCCGTTGAAGCGATACTCGCTACATCAGTAAACGCACCCGTTGAACTATTTTTGGAAACGACCTTAAAGCCATTTTCGGACCGAACTGGTCCGTTAAAAGTTGTGTTAGCCATATACACTCTCCTGTCTTGGCAAATGTCAACCGTAGTTAAACGGTTGTCAGAAGGTTATCTTCTAAGGAGACTATATAGCAAAAAATAAGAGGCGACAAGTGTCGCCTCTCATAATTCGATTTATTTTTAGGTTACGCTCCGGGTGTACCGAAGACACAACGCCAATCTGAAACACCGAAAGAATATCTCTCACGGGCTTTAAACCGCATATTCCCTGTATCAAAATCTCCTTCCATTGCTGTTTTTATAGCAGCTCTGTTAAACATTTTGAAGCCATTTGGGGCATCAGTTTTGATAAAAAAGGCATCGGTATCAGTTAAGAAGTGGTTAACAACCGCGCCCTCAGGAAGCATACCCATGCTTCTGTTGGCGTTAATGTCGTTATCCGCTGTTCCTGAACGAAGATTAGAGTTCATTACTCTTTCCGCAATAAACTGCAATTCTTTTGGAATAACTAACTTCGTTCCTCTAACTGCAATTTTAAGCCCTCTTTCATCAGTAAAACCTGCAATGTCTATCAACATTTGCTCCAAAGAAGTCTCATTGAGATCTGCAGCGGTTGATAGTAAGTTTCTTTGGTTTCCTGATAAGGAAGGGTGCGAAGAAGAGCATAGAGCTGCTCCGTCACCTATTGCACTAGCTCCTGCAGTAAAAGCATTATTCAAGATAGCTGCTGCTTTTATCTGCTTTGTTTGAGCCATAGAACGGGCTAACGCTTTCGTATAACGAGAAGCTAGACGATCATAAAGATTATCTTCAATCGCCTCCTCTGTTATAGAGAACGCTAAAGCAATAGTTTCATGCGTATACCTAGCTGTGTAGGCTTCTTGTGCATCGTCAAAACTAATTGCTCCACCCTCTGACTTTACAGGTGCAGTAGAGAAACCACCAAGCATCACTTCTTCTTCAAAAGCTCTGTCAGATGATTCTTCTTCAAAGATTTCAGAATGTTCGTTCTCATAACGATCATACTCTAGTCCAAACAAGGCGTTAAGGCCCGGTTCAAGCTCTTTCGCTAATTGTGCGCGAGTTATAGCCATGATTTAAGCTCCTTATACGCCAGTTGTAGAAACAGTGGCAGCAGCAATGGAGCCAGTAGGCGCATTGAAGTGGTTGTTTATACGAACAATTAATGGAATACCAGCAGCCGTGAAATCAGAATTAGCAGGATCGTCTAAGACCCCCATAACCCTAAGAGCCAACGTGTTGGTGGTTGCGATAGTGTTTAAGTCTGCAGTCGCAGAAGAAACACCAGTTGTGGTAGATCCGCTATTACCTGTTGCAAACGCAATGTTTGCAAAAACCGCTGCACGAATTTCCGCTTCAGTGTTTGCTGCAGCAACTACATTAGATGTAGCTATGCGAAACAACTGATTTGGATCGTCATACAAAAAAGCTTTGACGGGGAAATCAGAGTCCGCGCCAGAACCGGGCCAGAAATTAGAGAATACTGGTTTACCAGTAGTGCTAGAAACGTATTCACATCCGCCAAAAACACCACAAATAGCGACGTTACCACCGGCAGCTGCCTGTAGATCGTCAATAACTCCCGCAGCCAACGGAATAACCGCCATGCCTTGGAAAATTGGGTTGCTGTTGTCAGACGCAATACGATACTCAGTTAAACCCGTAGACGAGACTGAAGAGCCTTGTCTTGATAACGGGCGTAAACCATAAGAGGTATCTGCATTAGCCATTATACTTTTCTTTCAATAATGAGGTAGTCCTAACTTTTATCATTTCTTGGGAGGACCACCGAAGGTTACACGTGATTGACGATTAGGTTTAGCAATCGTCATGGTTGAATGTGCGTTCTCCCGCATCATGTCGTAATCCACAGCTTCCATCTGGTCACTATTCTTTTTACCAAAGTATTCAGACCTTTCTCTCACTGTTTCTACGGGGATACGAGCAAGCATCAATCCTCCAACACCAAAGACTCCTTCATATTTACCTGATTCAATAACAGGGGATTCAAAGTCAGGGTATTCGTCCTTACGAACTAATTCCCAACCCTCACGCATTTTAGCACTTATATTCTTTGAGTCATCAAATCCGCGAGTTTCTGCCCTAATCCAACGGTGTCTATAACCGTCAGGTGCAGGTGGAGCTTCTAACATGGAGGGTGGAGCCCACGGCCTGCGTTTAGCCGTCTTCTCCCTAGTTTCATTCGCGCGAGAAGTTCTCTTAATTGGTTGATCTATATTTTCAATGCTCATAAAATTACTCCTTCACGTATTTCGCATATTCTTCTAGCGGCACACCCAGTTTCTTTGCTATTGCAACTTGGCTAGGGGTGAGTCTAACCTTCTTCCCACTATTGCGCCCAGAATTTCTTGAGACACTAGCAACAGTCTGGACGGGCCTTCTGCTATTGTCTTTAGACGGCATATTAAATTTATCTTCAATACGTCGATCTAACTCAGTATAATACTCATCCGTCCGTGGGTCAAACCCTTCTTCTTCGACGAGCCGTTTATGTATCCCAAAAGCAGCAAAAGTCATGGCTTCATCTTGCCCAAACCAATCATTTTTGCTTGCCCAATCCTCTGCTTTCGGATCGGGTCTTCGCACCTGTTGCTGTTGCTGTACAGGAGGTTGAGGGGCATAAGCCTGTTGCTGTCTTACCGCTTTTTGTCGTTCCTGTTGCGCTTTTGCCTGATTTAATTGGCTATTTTGCACAGAAAGTTCTGCTATTTGCTTATTTGCAACAACCGCTGCTTGCGAATCACCTATCTCCATAGCCTTAGCTAAGTCTTTCTCCGCCTGCGCCATTTGGCTTTTTACGCGATTGTCGTACTCATTTATATAACTAGTATCTAAGTTATTTAGACGAGCTTTAAGGTTATTAGACTCACTTTGTACGTTTTTCGCATAACTTAAAGCTTCCTGCTCCCGTCTTTCCGCCTCTCTCATCTTTTTTGTAAGAGAATTAATACGTTTTTGGGTTGCAGACTCTGCTTTTTCAAACTGATCTGGCTCATTTTCTTCTTTAACCGTTTCAACAAGGGTTTCTTTCTTGTCGTCCGAAGAAACTTCTACCTCAACGTCTTTTGAGTCGTCTAATTCTAATTCTATTTGCTTTTCTTCTGCCATCACTACCTCCTAAAAGTGCAAAATATCTTCTGGATTTTTAATTTTAGCTAAGATCTCATCATCATTAAGGATCCTAACTTCACCCCCATCAATGTTGAATCTAGAACCCGCATAACGAGCGAACATTACCCAATCTTTTTCCTTGCACCACGGTCCAAAAGGAAATTTTTCCTTGTCCTGAAAGCAGAGTGTACCCATTTTAAGGACATAGCCAACTTGCGTTGATACTTGGTTTTGTTCTACGACTTGATCAGGTAAGTAAATACCTGATTCCGTCTTACCTTTACCCTTATACGGTAAAATTAAAATCCTCCAACCCGTCGGACTTGGCATTCTCTCTAAAAGAGAGTCTTTTAACGCTTCTGGATTGAGATATTTCTCTTTTTGATATGCCTCTGAGAGGTTTGCAACCGCTTCTGGGGCACCAGTAGCTTCTACTGTAGCACTTTTATTCATCTTTTAGCTCCTGTTTATTTAGCAGGCTCTTGAGTTCCTGTTCAACATAATTTAAGGCATCTAAGTTGCCCATTAATTCGCGGTAATGCTCCATAGACTTTACATTTCCATACTGTAAGAGGTCTATGATAGTCCGCCTATGATCCTTTATAAGCCTATACACAGCTTCTGCAACAAAAATATCACTCATTTGTGAAAAAAATCCTATAAAATTGCATTTATATATAAGATTATGTAGAAAAATATAAAATAATCAAGTGGGTTTGTCTAAAATTATTTCCTGACACAATGGTTTGACATGATAAACCGTGGGATTTCTAAAAAGCAATCTTGCCTTTTTCTCAGAAAGTTCCAAACAAACTTCTAATGTGTCATAAAATTCCCAATTTCTTGTCACCACTAAACAACTTTCTGCATAGACACTTGAGCATATCAATATAATTGCCATCCACATATTTTAGGCTTTTTCTACTGTCATCTCTTTTTCCATTTCAGCAAAGTTTTTAGCTTCTTTTAAATCTTCTTTGTATGTAGCAGAGATGGTACAATTTACACTAAAACTACGCCTCTCTCCTTTTGTCTTAAAAGGATAAACGCAATGATGCAAATGAGCGGGAAATACATAGAAATCCCCTACCTGCGGTTTCATTAAACAATTAGATCCCGTATGATTTGCCGCGTGTCCATAAACAAATTGAATATGTCCGTTAGAGGGGTGGTGGTCTTTATAATCTTCTTCCCACTCTTCATCTATGCCATCAGGTAGTTTTAAATACCCCACACAGGATAGATAGGAACCTAAGTGAACGTGAATAGGATTGTACTCATTTTCAAACTGTCGAACAAACCAACCACTTGTAACGTCTATGCTATAATTAAAAATGTCAGGTTGTATGTTTCTTTGACCTAACGAGGTATATAACTCAGCGTGACTTTGGTACTTCATTAAAAAAGTACCCATCTCTTTTGCCCAAAGCTGATCTAACTCTTTAGTAAATTTTAACTCTTGTGAAACCTTACCTACGAGATTAGGCGACCAATCCTCCATATTCTCGTCCATAGCGTCATTAAGCCTATCAACAAAGCTAGGTGACATTTTCTTGTATCCTATAATAGGACTAAATGGTGCAAAGATTTCCTCTTCTTCTTTTGGTGTGTATATATTAGCCATATCCTCCCTTTCTTTTTTTTATTGCATATTTAAGGCTGCTTCCAATGTTTCATCGTTTCTTCTGGTCCACCCCCTGCCAAAAGTAGAAAACGTAGACAAAGACTCATAAAACGCTTGTCTAATATTTCTATAGTTCTTAATAGTAGTCTCTAATCCGTGATGTTCAATGTATTCATCCAAAGTTCTTAATGTATTCGGACCAATGCCTCCATCTGCTTCTGTACCAATCATAGACTGTAATTTTTTAGCAGCTCTACCCACGCCGCTATTCACACTCCAATCAAAAACAGCCAGATCCAGACCAGATGGTAAGTGGTCACATTTAGCCCGCCCCCAGTAGTTCTTCTCATAAATAGGCGCTACGTCATCTACCGTGAGATCTCGCATATTTTTTGTGCCACCCCACTCTTGGTACACCCTTTTAGTCACACCAAGATTAGTCTCCCCTCCGGGGTCACGGGGGTGGTTTACGTATCCTCCTTCGTGGTGGAGAATCTTCTCTAAACATTTTTGAAAGTTTTCTTTCATTTCGCCTCCTTGTTTTTTGTTTTAATCTTTCGATAGGCATTCGCCTTTCACCAAGCCATTTATTCTCATATCGAAATATTTTTACTTCGTTAACCCTTTTGTCTTTTCATAGCTGCGTAATCCTCCGATTCCAAGCATTCCACCCAAAACCGTTAAAAGCGTTCCCATTTCAAACTCTGGAAGCTCAGGTAAATCAGCCCCCGCAAAGGACGCTCCAAAGATTATTAAATCTTTTACGATAAAATGATAGGCAAAAGCTATAGCACAAATCCAACCCACACAGGGCCGCCAACCGCCTTTAAACAAGCTCCCTGAGGCTGCTTCCGCTTTGTTAATCTCTAGTTGTGCAAGCATGGACTCCTGTGCGTGTTTTTCCGCCATGGTTGCTATATCGTGGGCAAGCTTTCTTTTTAAGTCTTGATCGGGAATTACCTTATCCAGTAATTGAGCTGCAGGGCCTACCAAAGACGATAATAAACTCATTTACCACAACTTTCACATTTCTCACTACGACCTGTAACGTATCCTGCCACAATTCCCACAACCCCAACCAAGGCGTTATTTAAAAGGCCCAGTATGCCCTCATCAAACTCACCACCATGATCGGTTGCAATCATAAATTCGTCTATTACAATAAGGCCCAATAATCCCATAAGCCCTAGCGCAAGTATCATTACTGTTATATCTTTCATTTTCATTTTTTAGCCTGTACTGATATATCATTGTTTCGTTTAGAATAAGCTGTAGCTCCCATAAACACAGAAACAACAGCAGCTTGACTTACAAAAAAAGTATTTAAAAACCCCGATAATTGATTAACTCTGTCCACATCAATAATAGGGGTCATCATAGCCACTACAAATAAAACCATAGAGCCCATAGCTACCCACGCCATCATGCGTTGTTGATCTTGCATTTTATCTAAATTATGGTGCATTTCCCGTCGATGCTGTAACTCCTCCATCTTAGCAGCCATAGCCATCTCACCATCTGTAATCGTTCCGTTATTATCCAAATCCGCGCTCTCCCATGCAGAGCCTTTTTCTAATTTTTTCTGGGTCATCGTTGTAAAGCTTTCCCAAAACCGCGTAATGCAACACCGGTTCCTTTTAGATTTTTACGAACTACCTTCTTAACGGCTCCACCTTTCTTCAACCTAAGAGGAGGAGGCGTAGGAGGAGTCTTTGTAATCTTTTGCTTGTCGCGCTTTTTTCTTAGATACTCTAAGTCTGTGCCTTTACGAGCTTCACCCTTTTCGTAAACTTTAAAAGTTCTAGGAGAGTTAATATTGCCTTTAGTGTCAATGTCACTTTTATCCATTGAACCAACTTTATCTGTATCTCTTTTGTCAAAAGTTCTAGGAGTAGCTCTTCCCCCTACTTTCTTTTCTACTTTCTTTACTTTTTTTGTTTTGCGGTCTGTGTAAAAAATTGAAACACCTTCTGGTACAGCTTCTCCCTCACCTTTCATGCTTAAAAGTTCGTTTAACTTAGTTTCACTCACAGGAGTGTCCTTGGTATTATACACTGACATTTTATTTCCTTTTTTTCTGGGTCATGCGTACCTCTTTATCATAGAAAGTCCTCCAAGCCAACCTCTAGGGTAAAACTCTACCTTATCGGATTGCCTTGTTTGGTCAAATAAATACCAACATACATTGTCTTTTCCTGTATGTGGTGTGTCTGGAAACCACTTTACACGACCCACACTTTGTATTTTCTGACAAAAAGGTAAATACTGTACAGCCTGTATAGTGTGCATCCAATCTGCGTAAAACAATAACCAAGAGGGTCTTATAGCAGATAAGTGCATAATAGATTGATGCAAAGCTTCTCTCGACCACGGTGGGTTTGTAATAATTAAATCAGTGCCAAGACCTATTTCTTTAAGGGTTAAATCAAATACATTGGCTTGTTTAATATCAGGTCTTTGTGGATAAATATCTGACATCCACTTACAAGATAAATCAGACATTTTATTTAAGGCATTAATTAAAGACCCGTTACCCGCCATAGGCTCCGCATAAGAAATGTACCCCTCTAAGTGAGGTAGTAAGGGCTCCACCGCTTTTGCCGGCGTAGGATAAAAATCCTTATCTATCCTGCCAAACTCTGATCTTTTTCCCATTATTTAATAAATAACCACTTTGGCGGAAAAAGTACACACCAATACATAGCTGCCAAAATTATCAAAATAAGTAATAGATCTTCAATTTCCATTTCTCATAACCTCTGCAAAAGATACTACAGCAAATAAAATTCCAAAAACAAATACAACTATACATAATCCTATCGCAAAATAACCCATTACTTCCATTATTTCTTCTTGTTGTTGTTGTTTAACCTTTATTCTCTCTTTCTCAGCAGCCTTGGCGGCCTCTATTCTCTTGGCTCTTTCTGTTAATATAGATTGCCATGTCCCATGACCAAATCGCTGATCCACCAAAACAGATACGTTGTACATCTCTTCAGCTGCAAGTTTCGCATCAATTATCTCATTTGCTACAGATTTTACCCCAAACTGATCCGCTATACGAACCCCATCTTTTTTATTTCTTTTTTTGTCGAGTTGGTTTTTACCCTCAAATAAATCATCTATCTGGGACGCAATAGAAGATATATCTTTTGCCGTAGCTATGTTGTCTTTAATAAAAGCCACACTTTGCTTAACAAGATTAATGCCGGTAACTATGTCTCCAAGCACGATTAGAATATTCCTTTAAACTTCTGTGGCCTAGCTATTTTGCTATACCCCCTGACTACTCCTCCCTTGCTTTTTTTATTGGCATTGGACAGGGCAATCGCCACTGCCTGATTCTGGGGATACCCCTCGTCCCGCAACTTACTTATATTCTTACTAACAGTTTTTTGACTAGAGCCCTTTTTTAAAGGCATTTATACACAGCCTAAGTACCCACCGCCCTTGATAGCAGCTCCCATACCTCTAGCCGTCATTCTGGTCATTTTTGTAGGTATCTTTACTTCCTTAGTCTTTCCATAAGGAATACTACCCTGACCTTTTATTTCAGCAGAAGTTGAGGCTTTTGGTGCAGGCCCCGGTGAGTTTGTAACTATTCTTACTTTTGCCATTTTATTTTCCTCTCTGTTTTAACAGTTCTCTTTCCATTGCGCTTTGGATCCTAGCCTCTGTCTGAGCCTCTTGACTTGCTAACCTCTTACCAAACTGATCCGCTCTAATCTGTTGATTTTGTGCGTCTAGTTGTAATTTAGCCTTGTCTATGTTCGCCTCATTCTGTTCAGACTGCGCCCGAATCTGTAGCTCTTGCTCTTTTAGTTTTACCAGAGGATCAGGGCCTTGACCAGATATTTGTCCAGATAGCTCCTTAGCCTGTTGCATACCTTGTGCCACTAACTGCGCCACCATAGCCTGATATTGCATATCCTGACCTTCTGCAGGCATTGGTCCTGCTTGCGCCATTTGAGCCCTAGCCTGCTCTTCGGCCTGTATCTTGACGTGTTCCAAAACGTGCTTTTGCAATGTTGCTGCCACTGGAGGAACAGATCCTACCAACGGGGATGACCCAAAAACCAAGTGCGCCTGAATATGCGCTTGATGGTTCTGACCCTCAAACGCTTTTAACGTCATCATGTCCATTGCATTAATGTTTTCCTGTGCAGGGTCCAAGGGCCGTGGTTCCTCATCAGGCATAGACTTTAAAAGCCTATCCACATCCGATACACCAATCGCCTCATACATATCCCGATACACTTCATACATATTATGTATTTCTGGGGCCTGTGTAGCTAACTGCATTTTAGTTTGCGCCAACGCTATCCGTTGGGCCTGACTAAAGGTATTTGGATTAGAAACAGGTAAAATATCTACCTTGCTATCAAAATCCTGCGCCATGATCTTTTGATCCTGACCCTCAACAGCATAAGGATACTCCTGTGGTAAAAACTCCGCCATTACCTTTGCCAACAGTTTAAATTCCAACCGCATAGCGTAATGAAGCCTTTTATGTACCGCGCTCATTACACGGCTACCCTGCTCCAATAAAGCCAGTGTTGTACCAACCGCGGCCTGCTGATTGCCGTCACCGACCTTCATGTCCGTAATGGTTGCAAACCTTTGACCCGCCTGTACCACAAATCCCAATAAATTAAACAAAGTTCCGTCGGGACCCTTAAACGGCAATGGCATGAGGCTATCCCTGATAGCCCCACCGGGTGCATCTACATCTCTAAATTCACCCGGCTGAAGAGGATCTTCATCATCACGAATCCGTAGACCACGGGCCTTAAAACCCGCAGGGAGATTGGATAATGTACCCGCGTCGATCAACTGCCTCAGTGCTGCCGTGGCGGTTCGCGAGAGTCCGCCAATCGTATGTATCAAACCCAATCCATAAAATCCAAAGCCCGGTAAAAATTTAAAATGTACAAAATATTGTATTTTTCTTTTTAAGCTGTCGTCCTCTTTATAGTTTCTTCGTATAGACAATATCTTGCCATTATCCTGTGATATCGTAACAACATAAGGAAGCTTCACCCCTGTAGGCTCATCTTCGTCATCCAACTCCTCAAACCCTTTTAGGTCCAAATCAACGTGGCACTCCAATAACGTACAGTCATAATCAATCTGAGAAGGTTCCACCCCAGATATTCTATCTAATTCACTCTGTACTTCCGTTATATCCCCTTGAACAGGAATAACGTCTATATCAAGATATATTCCCGCAAGTTGCTGTTTTCTAAGGTCATTTAAACCCATGCGAACAATATGCGTTACATTCGGACAATTATCCAAGTCCGACGTGTCATAAGGAACAATTAACTGTTCCGCAGGCACAAACTTGCTCATTGCACGGCCCGCGACCTCATCAAAGTAAACCTTTTTAAACGTACTGCCCGCCAACGGTAAATAAAACAACATCTGATCCATGTCAGGCGTGTAGTCCTCCATCACATTCGTCACATAGTAATTCATAAAATGACGAACCCGCTCAGACTGCTCCTGCTTGGCCCTCGTTCTCTCCCCCATAATCACCGTCCGAACAGGACCAGAAGAAGGTAATAACTCATTAAATGCTTGTGCCTGAAACTGTGTAGCAGCCTCAGCCAATAAAGGGTGCGTTACGCCACTCGCACCGCGAAACGGTTGCGCCCGCTCCTCGTAATTAAACCCTAAAAGCTCCAAACCATCCGTATATGCGTCTTCCCACTCCTGACGACTAGCCTTATTCGCGTCAAACTCGCCCAGTAATTCAGAAGAAATACGACCCAGTTCCGTGTCAGAAATAGCCTCAGCTAGGTTTTCCGTAAACCCAACGTCCTCCCGCTCCTCCATAGGATCAAAATCAACAGTAGCTCCCCCGTCCTCTTCCTCAATAATCTCTATCTCTATATCAGGGTCCGTGAGCAACGGTTCGTCGTCCGTGCTAGGGATTTCAAGCTCTATCTCCGCTTTTAAATCCTCTTCGTCTAACTGCGAAGGGATACTCTTGTCCATTAAACTTCCAACTGTTTCAACCATGTTTTGTCCTCTACACTGTTAAACTTGCTATTCCTTTAGGTCTACGGAACATATTTCGCGCTTCATGGTCTAGTGTCGCTAAACCGCCTTGAGCTTTACCTTGAACTAAAGGATCAAACGCTGAAACAATGTCACCTGCGTTATAGACCTTCACGTTGCCCGCTATTACCTTTTCTCCTGATGACTTTGTATAGGGTTCACCCGTGGTATGTCCATCAAATCCTTTGCTTTTTAAAAAATCTTCAAAAGCAGGCGTACCATCCCTAAAAGGGTTTTCTATAACATCAAAATCGCCTCTTTTTATTTTTTCAAAAAAATCATCTTCTTTATTTTGTCTAAATTGATTTATCTTTTTTTTATTTTTTTTATAAAATTCTTCTATAAGAGAAAAGTTTTTAGGGTCGGCATAATCAAAAATTCTTGCGTTTTCATCTAAACGTACTTTATATACAGTCGCTCCATCCGAATAAATAGCCCTTCCCTTAGCGTCTACACCAAACGTATACGAAGCACCATGCTCTGGACTTTTTGAAATGTAAATACCTCTACCCTCAGGGTCAAACTTCTCTGCGGACCTACCTCCGCTTTCTCCTCTAAAATAAACAGTTTCCGTGGGATCAAATTTTTTTAAATCGTCACTAGCCCCCAAAGGGAGAAAAGCCTCCTGAATTGCCTTTGTTGCAAACTCAGAACCTTTCTTCAAAGGTGTTCTAAACAAAGAAGCTACCCCGTAAGCAGCAGGTCCTACCCCAAGCGTTGCCGTATCCACTAAAGCTTCTACGCCCGCCTGCGTGTCTCTACCGCCACTTTCCACAAACCGTTTCGACTTAGACCCCGCATCCTGCAATATCTCCACAGGATTAAACATCTCATTGGCTTCTTCCAAACTTTTTGGCAATGCCCCGTACACACCTCTAGCAAATCTTTCTAAAGGAGCCGTGCCGGCACTGAAATAACTTTCTCTCGCCATTTATGACCTTTTTAGTAATACGCTGTCACTCTAACAGAATTTTCCTCATCTTGCCAGTCATCTGTTGGTAATTGTACAAAATTGCCCTGACGATACCGCATTAACGCCTGTGTCATACTATCTACCAAATCATCGTACTCCCCATTCGGAAAGGCGGCCACCTCCTCAATTAACTCCTCCGCCCACGTCTCGTCGGGGGCCCAAACCATTCCCGCCTCAAACAGCGGACTAACCGCATGGACCCTCGTCACCTTGTCATTGCCCTTACTAGGCGTAAAATTCACCACAGGTATTCCCGTCTGCCTCATCTCCTGCGTCAATGGCAATCCACTCGCCTTAGCCTCCACAATCACCGCATCAGGCTCCCAATACTCCCATAACTCAAATGCCATCCCCTTTAACTCTGGAAAGTCCCAACGGCCCTTCTTGCTGTCCAACAAAATTAAATTAGGCGCACCCGCCTCCTCTGGAAAAAACACGCCCCACGTCGTTATCGCACTATAGTCACTCGTCTCCCTCTTACTAAAAGCCGTATCATAACTCTGTATCACATACTGTAACTGCGGGATCTTCTCCTTCTCCCACTTCTTCCACCACTCCCGTGGTATAATCGCATTCTCCTCACCCGTAGGATTCTGCTGATACTGGGCATTCCACTTGCTCAATGGAATAGACGCGCGGACCGCGGTCAAATCATCCAAACTCCAAAACTCAGGCCAACACGCCTTGCCATCCTCAAATATAGCAGGTAACTCCACAACTTCCCACTGATCCGCTAACGGGTCTTTAGCCATTGCCCTCAATAACTGACCCGTCATGTCCTTCTCCGACCACCGCGTCTGTACCAAAACAATACTACCACCCGGCTGTAACCTCTGTCGGGGGCCCCCAGTATACCAATCCCACGCATCGTCAAAACCACTGTTGCTCATAGCCGTCTGCTCCGAATGCGGATCATCAATAATCACTAAATCTCCACCACGGCCCGCCAAATTCGATCCAACACCAACAGCATAATACATCCCGCCACTGCTCGTATCCCACCGACCACTGGCCTTACTATCTGCAGCCAACTTAACATCTGGAAACACTGTCTTATAATCATCACTGTCAATCAAATTCTTTGTCTTACGACCAAAATTCACCGCTAATTCCGTCGTGTGCGTCGCCTGAATGATCTTCATTCGCGGATTACGGCCCATCATCCACGCAGGAAACAAAAAAGACGCAAACTCACTCTTCGTGTGCCGCGGTGCCATGTTAATAATCAAACGCTTTAAATCACCACTCGCGACCCGCTGAAGCTTCTCCGAAATAATATGATGATGCCTCCCCGCTATAAACTCAGGCCACATAGATCTTACAAAAGTTAAAAAATCATCCTTACACGCATCGTTCTTTTCAAGCTGCGCTAACCGCAGTTCAAGCTTCAAAAGCTTATCTTCCGTCGTGTGGTTTATCTGTACGTTCATCGGGGCCCCTGAGCCTTTAAAATAACCATATTTTTATAATAGTAAATAGCTGTTCGTTTTTACGCTGAAATATTTGAGAGAAACATGGCCCTTGCCCTCGTGCCCACGCACCGCGGGCCGTCGTTTTTGGTGCGATTTTTTTGGTTTTTTGATGGTGGAAAAATGCCCCGATAATACTGGGTCCCAGGTAATTTTCCGCGGACCAACTACCCCGCCTGCGGTAAATGATTCGCGGTCCCCGCTACTCAGTCTGGGGTAGGCGGTCCCCGCTACCTAATCTGCGCTAGTCGGTGCAGGATCCGCGCTACCTAATCTGGGGTAAATG